TCCTATGAGTCTCGACGAGATATCCTCGAAGACATCTTCCAGGATGTTCCTGATGATCTTTCTCAGATTTCAAATGAGAATCCTGTGCAGCTCGCAGCTAGCACTAACGTCAACACCTGGGATGAGGTGACTGCACTGCGGGATGCAGTGTGGGCACGAGACGGTGAAGGTCTCATCCTTAAACAGCGAGTTTCACCCTACATGCTCGGCAAACGTAGCAAGAGCTGGATCAAAATCAAGGATTTAAAGACCGCCGTGGTGCGTGTCGTTCAATTTCTCCCCTCGAAGGGTTTGATCAACGATCGTGGGCCTTGTGCGATGGTGTTGGTCGAGGATGAAGACGGGAATCGCACTACTGTCAAAACTCGCAACGACGCACTGTGTGTGAGTCTTGCTGCCATGTTCAAGAATGGTGTTCATCCATTCATTGGACGAGAGCTTCGCATCGAATACCAGGAACGCACTCCAGACGGCAGTTACCGCCATCCGCGTTGGGATCGGTGGGAGAACGAATAATGGCAACCAAGAAAACCATTTCACGAAAATTGACGGCAGCACGAAAGACCAAAAGGCTGATCCGCAACAAGGACCAACGTGTGGCTCGTGAACAGGAACGCATTGCTCGTCTCGAAAAACAAGACGCTGCGCGGCGCAAAGCAGTGCGACAGATGTTGGCACAGGATTCCTTGCCCGAAGATGAAAGACTGTCTCTTCAGGAAATCCGTGAACGTTTGCGGTGTGCTCGTGAATTGGCTGAAGAGGACGGTAGTCTTCACGAGATGGGACTTGGTAAATCCTCCATGCTATTGGATGCTTGCGAACGAATCAATCGTGATCCGATTGGTGTGTTCTACACTCCGGACATGGACGATGAGATTATTTCAACTTCAAAGTTGTTGGACGATTCCTTAAAGACTAGTCTTGCAGTTCGTGACTGGTTGGAAGATGATGAGGAGGAAGACTTTCTGTGGGTGACACGGGATGGCCGTTATCTTCGTCCCGATGAAATGGATGAATCCCATCTTCGTAATTGTGTGAGTTACACACAACGAAGATTACAGAAGCAGATGCTTGAAGCGGTGGATCTTGGCACGCTGGAACATCTTGCACGAGCTTTTTACGAATTCCTGCGTGAGTGCCGTAAACGTGGACTTAGGATTTGACCTAAGTCCTATCGAGACAACGTATCGGAAGTGACGAACAAAGAGGAATCGTCGTGAGGGATTGAGAGTAGCAACTCACCCCAAACGGAATCAAACCACTTAGGATCTTGGAGCACACCTGTATGACCCGCTTTTGGAACTTTCCAATTGAGTGAGGCCAGCGGGTGTGCTCTTGACATTCCGAACACTCCGTCACCAAATTCCCCTAAAATCTGCAGCCAGTCACTCATATCCGAATGGACATGAATCCAATTACGGATATTCGGCCTTGCCATCTCCGCAATCTTCATCATATCTTTACGAATAGGGCCTGATACGTCAATATACGTATCAATCAACAAACCCATGGAAGCGGCATAGAGCACAGCCTGCAGGCCATGAGAATGACTGATTACGTGAGTCTCTGAAGGCGGTATTCTACGTTCTGGTGCTAGTGCCGGAACAATCCTCTCGAAGAGTAATTCCCCGCCCGCCCGCCAGTCCCAGTGGTCTCGATTGTCGGCGTTGTTGAACCAACGCAGCCAGAAATGAAGACCTCCGGTGTCCGTGCTCCAAAGCAGTGGACGACCGGAGGGTTCATATACTGTCACGTCTTTCTGGGCGAGATACATTCCCCATGACGAGAAGGGACGATACCAAGAAGTCTCTCGACCCCATGTGCCCGGAACGACTGTGACTCGTCGCACGTTTACCTCATCTCGAGTTCAACTAGAGCTGCTTCCATCGAGGAGGGTGCCTGAAGAACCTGCTGTCCGGCTGAAACATTGGATTCAGCTAACAGCCCGGTTTCTGTCCAGATCCGTGCTGTAGCATTCCAGCGTGAACGGACGTCCCAGTTTCCACGGCCACCGTAGACCATAAAGAAAGCACGGTTTCCTGACTGCACACCGTCACAACGTTCCGGCCCTTCACCACGATCAGCGTAGGTTGTGGCGTAGACAGCAGCGTCTCCTCGATGGCCGGCACGAAGACCCCAGCCGTCGAAGTGCTCGGGGATGTTGATGTCCTTCCAGATTCGAGGAAGTTCACGGAAGCCCCAGTCACGACTCAGACCGTTTTCTGGTGACCAGGCCGTCAGGCCATGCCCGCCGAAAAAAGTCGTCATCTGGTCGGTGAGAAGATGCATCGTGTAGAGTGCAAACAGGTGTCGAGGATTGTCGTCTCGACGATATACACGAGGACCTGCACCGACCGGTTCATCCTGATTGAGAAGCCAACCCTTACCTTCATAGACCAAATTGAAGGCACGACGAATAGATCCAGGAAAGTCTCTCCAACCGTGGATCAATGTATGGTTGGCAGGCGGACGAGACCATGCATCCAAGCCCGCAGCTTCTTCCCCGGTAGACGGATCACTCAGTGCATGAGCGCCCCACGGGTAACGAGACTGGATGGTCTGAGAGATGGCAGCCGCTGTTTCAGGCGAAGGCCGTGCAGCGTTCTGCCAACCCTCATTCCAGACACCCCACCAGCCCACAGTAGTCTGATCCACCGAAGCTGCGAGTTCAGCCATGTGAGCGTGCCAGTGCGCTTCGTTGCCGTCCGGGACAAGAACCTGCATGTCCCCAGAAGACATGCTGACTCGGATGTTTCGCGCCTGACACTCTCGAAGGAATGCAACGAACAGATTGTCAAAATCTGGCCATCGCGGATCGACACCCATGTTGTGATCGGTCCACCACGGGGTTCCCAGATGCCAGAAGATTCGGACACCCTGCCAGTATTCTCGAATCTCATCGAGTTGTCGGAGCGAAGCGTCTCGATGGTCTTTGAAACACCGTAGTGCCGGGAACCATGAACAGATCCGGAATGATCGGCGACCACTGTCGTCGGACCACTTTCGACCTTCGGTGCGGACATAGCCCGCAACCTGCCGCACCAGATCAGATGTGGGAGGCGGAGGAGGATCCACCGGCGGCTCCACCGGAGGATCCACTGGAGGGTCCACTGGCAACCCTACAATTTCTCGAATACGCCGGTTTACCTCTCGAGAAGCCGTCTCGTGATCCTTTCCTTCCGTGCGAAGCACGTAATAGTCCGTCGTCCATCGACTACGTCCCAACGGATCTACAAAAGTATCCGTTGGTCCACGGTGCAATTCATCTCGATAGATATTCTCGAGATGAATTGCAAAATCTGCGAATTCTGCGTCGCTAATCATTTTCCCTCCTCAGGTCCTACTCTCGATGAACACCACGAATCAATACGAATTCTCCAAAGCCAAGAATAGTCTCAGCTCCTGGATCCATTCTCTTCAATTCCCAATAGTAAGTATCAGGATCAAAATCAGCAGTGTCGGTATCGGCAATTTGGATGGTGGCTACAGCTCCAGCAATAGTTATGCTGGTGATAGTGATAATGGCTGCTGCGTCATCATCTTCTTTGTCGGCTTTCACCATAAAACTCAAGGTAAAACCAGTTAGAAGATTGCCATCAGCTTCGGTAAAGACGTATTCATGGTCTACACCGATAAACTGTCGAATATTCGTTTCAACAGCATTGAGTGCAACAGTGGTCGCCATTATTCAGTTCCAATTCTGATAGAAACGGCCGAGGAGTTGTTAGTCCGGATTCCTATGGATGAACTTCGTGAAGTGCTAATTGCCACCGAGCTCGTTGAGAGATAGCGATTGAGACTCGGCGTAAATAAAGTGTCTGTGCTCGAAATACTCGGAAGAAGAATCGTGTATTCGAGGGAAGGCCCGAATAGTTGAGTTGTGCTCCCGATATACGATGCATACAGGGAAGTCTTTACTTCCGGCGCAGAAACCACTGTCGTGGAGGAAACTGTCGGAAGTGAAAGACTGGCCTGACTTCCAACATTCGGGGCATACACTGCGACGGTAGAAGAAACTACCGGCAGTGAAAGTCCAATGTCTGCCGCCTGCACGGACGGTGTAAAGAGATTGACCGTGCTAGCAATCGTAGTCGCTAGAAGAGCATTCCCTCCGGCCAATACAATCGGAACATGAACTGTTGCACTCGAAGCAATTGTTGGAGAGCCAAGTGTGATAGCTCCTGGAGATACTGTTCCAGGGAATACAGAGGCATCGGAAGAGATCGTGCCAAGTTCCAGAACTTGAGCCAGACTTGGCGTGAAAACCGTGCTAGTCGAGGGAATAGCTTCGGTAATCAGATTCTGCACTAACGTAGGTGCAGACACAGAAGTAGTTGACGGAATTATAGGAAGACTAAGAGAATTGCCTCCTGCTGATACCGTAGCACTATAGATCTGTGCAGTCGACGCTACGGTGCCCGGTTCAATTGTGACTGCTCCTGGAGTCACAGTAGGCGCAAACAGACCAGTCAAACTATCGATGCTTGGGGCCGCTACAGCATACGCCAGCGCAGGCGCAAATACCGTATTTGACGCACCTACCGTGCCCGTAGCAAGGTTTTGATGCAGCGCAGGTGTATAGGTAGCGGCACCGCTCGCAATGGCAGGCAGGGCCACCGTAGCGGCTCCCGGACTTACGGTCGGGGCATAGGTTGAAACAGTGCTCGAGATAGCTGGCGGTGTAAGTTCAAGCGCACCGGGAGACACTGTTGCAGGTAAAACGGCCGAGCCTGCAGACACTGTGGATAGCAGAAGATTCAGAGCCAGTGACGGTAGATAGACTGCACTACTGGAACTGATCGTTGAACCAGTGAGAGGAAGATCCGACAAAATCGTCGGAACGAATAGTGCAGCACTCGAGGCAATTGCAGGCAGAGCCAAGCCACCTGAAGCTTCCCCGTTAAGGGAACTGATGACCATGTGCCCATAGCTATTTACATCACTCTCGAAAGTCTTAGTCGAGGCTGTAGCTGCGGTCTGGATCTTGTAACCGAAGTAATATACAGCGCCGGGCGTGCCGATATGTGTGAAGCCCTCAGCAGGTGTCGCGGACCAATCTCGGTTTCCACGACCATTCCAAACAATGATAATATTGTCGGCATAGGTCGGAGTAACCGGCCCCACCGAGAAAGACGTCATTGCATCCTGGAATGTAATAACACTCTGAGGATCAAAGTCGGCAGGTAGTCCTCGAATTACGACGCAGCCCATCGGGGTATTTTCCCCGTCTGAACCTGAAAGAGTGACTACAACGTCTTGTCCAGATTCCGTCCCATCAACACGTCGCCACCAGTTTCCAAAGTCAACGAATGTGGCATTATACGGACTTCCGGGAAACGGCGTCATTGCCTGACCGCCGAGGGTTACACTTGAGAAATTACGATTACTTCCGTTCTCTGCACCCGTGATAACTACATCACCGGGAGTGAGCGTTGTGAGTGCCGTATAGGTCTTAACACCGGCCGTAAATGCTGAAACTACGACGTCCGGTGTCTGAACTACAGTAATCACATTGCCTCCTCCGCCGCCAGTCTGAATAGGTGGAACTTGATCCCACGTGATGGTGAATGTGCCGGGGGGACCACCGCCACCTCCACCACCGGGAATAGTCGCGCTTTGAGAAGCCGACCAATCTCCTGCCCCTAAACTGTTAACCCCTCGAAGTCTGAAGACAGCAGGACCGATTGGTATTGAGACGATACAAAACATATCTGGACCGGACAAAGATGCCGGTCCACATGAGATTATTTCACCGTTACGTTCTATTTCCCAAATCGCATCTGTATGTGCAGGTTGTGATGTCCAAACAAATTGGACGGGAACTGAAGTTTGCGCCGACACTAATGTCGGCGCAAAACCTAGAAGGCACAGAACAAGTGCCAGCTGACGCATTAGATCCCCGAAGGCGGAATCACAGCAGTGATCGTGAAGGTTCCCGGTGCGATACCGACAACCACACTATAACTCGGCCCGGGAGTAGAACCGAAAGGATTGGTGCCAGTCACCTGAACGGTGTGCGAACCAATCTCGAACAGATTGGCCGGAAGAGAAAAACTGTGAGTAGTTCCTCCCGGACAAGCAGGCGCGACGGTGGTATCCATCGTCACAGCCTGAGCGGCACCACCATCCACCGTCGCAGTGTATGTTTCGGCGTTGGGGAGAGCCTGAATTCCACAGAAAGTGACAGGACCACTCGGCTGTGGAATCTGCTGCGCTTCGAGGGAAACGGCGAAGACCAGTAGCAAGAACGACATGAGAAACTTCACGATACCTCCTAGGAATAGAGTTTAGAGAGCGAACCAACCCGAGGCGTTGACGGTGACATTGATATTGCCACCGTTCGGGGTAATGGGCATTCCGGTGATGCCAGTGTCCATGAACAGAATCAACGGATCTGCCGTGGGGGTGGTCGGAGTGTCGTTGTAAAGAGCGATGGCTTCACACTGATCGCCCGTCACGGTGGTCCACGAGAAGTCGGCAGTGTCAAAAACACCGTCAGCAATGGTCGGAGAACCCAAAGCCCCACTTGTGGCTACGACACCAGCGGAGAGATCTCCGACGGCATCGTGTGCATCATCGTAAGTGTAGTCCGCACTGTCGAGCAGAACGGCCAGAATGGAGTCACTGTTGAGATCGTGCTCCTTGTTGAGTAGAGCCTGCTTGAAGAGCGGGTAGAGCACATTTGCCATTGTCTAGTCCTCCGTGAAACGCAATTGTGGCAGGATGAGTAATTGCTCCGCGGGCGTCCCATCCTGTTTCGACCCCGCCTCCCATTTGACTTCTGTCTCGACCAAAGTTCCAACACCGAAACCGATTGTAAAGAAATCGAGGAAGCATCCTCGACAATATTCAACGAACTGTGGATCGTGTGCTGGATGACCTTCAGTTCTGATCTTAATGATATAGATATTACGAAGATCCTTTATTACATGAGCAATATGCACTTGTGTTGCAGAACCAAAACCTTCACGAATGAATCGTGCGGTGTTCTGTTTCACATCTTCATAAAGCCTCGGAACCTGTCTTCCCGGTGTTACGGTGATGGTCCATTTTGACCAACACTGATTAGACGAATTAGGATTCATCACAGTGACAAATCCCCGCCATTTTTCGAGAGCTCCAGAAGACGATTAGCTCCTGCAACAGCAATATCACCTTGCGGTGCTGGATGAAAATGAAGTTTCACGTTCTTCAAAGTTCGGTTCTTTGGGAAACGATGACAATGGAAACAAACATCATATTTTGTCATCGGTCCAGCGTTAGTTTCCAAGTTCTGTCGTCCTACTCCAACCCACGGATGCTGAACAGCTTTCACTCCACAAAGAACACAAGTTTTCATACACCCTCCTCAGGGATGCCCCGATTGCTCCACCATTCGGGGCCACATGGTGAGGAGAACCCTGTGGTTACAGAGCCCGGAGCTAGAAATCTCTTCGTGTCCTCTGTTCACGAAGAGCTTGAACACAAACATTGGTCAGCCACAATATGGCGAATGTTGCAGCAATGGTGCAGATGATTAAAACAAGCAGGAATGTCATACATCTGCTTTGAGCTTTGCGTATTCACGAAGAACTTTGTCTACGTATGCTTGATTACGTTTAACAGGACGATCTGGTCCATTGTCTGCGGTGCGGCCACCGTTGTAGGCTGCGAGAGTTGCCGGAATATCACCATGCGCCCATGTGAAACAATTCTTCAAAATACGACACCCATATTCCAAACCAATATGGGGAACAAAGAGGAACTCAGGAGCATCACCAGGAGGATATCCGACTAGCAATGCAGATGTATACATCACCTGCATAAGTCCGTAACTGGTGGCTACACGTTTGGGATTATGCTCTCGCCATTGAGGTTGATTCGCCATGTATCGAAGCCAGAATTTAGGTTCGTGACGACGAGCTGCTGTATCTCCAGACGATTCTACCATACAGACCGCTTCAACCAGTAGCGGATCTAATCCATGAACGGAAGCCTTCTGTTGGACTTCCGTGTGATAGTAGAACCGTGAAGCAACCGTGCTCATTTGACGAACTTTCCTTGACGAATGGCATTGGTCAGTTCATAAAGAGCATCAGTGGTCTTCTGCTGCACATTGTATCCAAGTTGAATATGTTGGATCAGTGCTTGAGAATTTTCTTCGAGCTTCTCTTGTTGACGTTTAACAAGTTCGTTGATTTGCTCGTCTTTCTTTTCCACAACCCCCATGAAATAGCGGAGCATGAAGAAAGCTGCAAGAACCAACATACCTGCCACGCCAAGTCTTTCCACGAAGGGATCCGAACCGAACGTAGGGCTGCTTTGAGTGAGCACAGTTGCGATCGATGCAGATGTCAGACTCAGCATAATATTGGTGCCCTTTAACATATCAAGGTTCCCCCTTATATTACCATATTGTTGAACTAATAGCAAGGACTTTTTTCGGGAAGCCTTACGGAAAATCTTTCTAGAGTATTCACATCCTTATTTCGGATTTGGGGTATATACCCAATTACCATCAGCAGTTCTGTCGAAGGAATATCCCGGTTTCTGAAGGGAGGTAAGAAGTTGGTTCAATTGAGCACGTTGTTCAACCAACTGCCGCTGCAAAAGTGCGATCTTGAGAGAAGTGTTCTCAATAGACACTGTTGCGATAGTCAGATCTTTTACAACATTTTCCGGTGCAACTGGCAGAGCTTCTTGCGCCCCCGACACTCCCGAGAGGAGAACGAAAACGACGGCTACGAAAACGAAACGCATGATTGTCCTACTTTCCGGCCCATCCGGTATTACCGCTGCCCGACTGCTTGACGTAGAGGGAAGTTCCGGACCCTCCGTCCTTTCGGAGATAGACAGACCCGACAGGAGCTGACAAAACTCCTTCCGGACTTCCCGTGCCCGTGCGGATCTGGGCTTGTCCGTCGAGTTGAAGACCCGTATGGATATAAGCTTCCTCGATATATGCTTTTCTCCATCGAGCACCACCGGCCCCAAGGTCGAAGAACTCATCAGAACCGGGTAAGAGATCCGATTGCACGTCTAGAAGGACGACAGTGCCGTTGTTCAAGACACGAAACGGAGCAGCGGCTCTATTGGCAATGGTCCCGCCAGCCCAGAAAACTACGGTCGTAGCGTCTACTGTAGATGAAGCCATACCGGCCGACGTAAAGTCGGACCCTGTGTCTTTCGCGATATAATCACTTGAAATCGTCCAACCACCTATAGTTCCCGAGGTTGTAGTAAGAACACCAGCTTCAGTTACTTGGAATTCTGCAGAGCCTCGATTGGCGTAAGTGTCACCTGCCCAGAATCGCACATCATCCCCGCCAGTCACAGTGCCCGACATACCAGCTACGACATTACCGGTTCCATTTGCGGCGTCGGTCGTCATGATGTTCGAACCGAACACGAAATTAGAAGCCAGCATAGATCCATCAAGCTGAGAGATTCCGCCAGGAGCCCACGGCGTCAGTCCAGTTTGTCCTTCCAAGGCTGGCCCGAAATATACGCGTGTAAAGATATAGGAACCGCCGGCCGAAGGTGAGCTATTATAGTTCTGTCGAATGATCGGCACCGCATACGCCGCCGTAACGGGCACATCGGTGACCACACCTGGACGCCCATAATTAGCAAGATTACTGAGTGTGCAACCCGACACGACAGCACTGCCTGTCGGAGTAGACAATAGTGTATTCGATGAGTTGTAGAACGCTACTACCGCTGTCAATCCCGCCGAACTGCCGTCGACACATCCGTAATAAGACCACTCGACTCGTTGTCCTGGCACAACAGCAATTACGGGTCCGCGAATGTCTTTGACTGAAAGAGCAGAAGGTGTGCCACTAGTGTTAATCACGGCACAGTTACCTGACCCTACCGGAAACTGTCCAGGTGAATTACAATCGAATGCCCAAGTCGGAGTGCCTGTGCCTGAATAAAAACCCAACGACCAGAAACTTCCTGTAGAGGCTCCGAGACTTTCTGGAGGAAATCCAGTCTTCGGTCCATCTGCACCTGCAGAACCGCCAGAACTAGACCCGAACTGGAAAGAAGGTTCCCCTCGGAATTCGGTATTGCTGAGGATATTTCGTCCGGTGCCGAGAGTTAGTCGACCCGCGAACAACGCATTGCCATCTGTTCCCATCGAGAACATTGTGCCAGCATCACCGATCATTCGAATACCGTTCGTCGCATCAACCGTAATATAGCTATTCGTGAAGTCACCAGCCGCGAAACCGTAGATGTCACTGCCGTAGCCGTAGAGTCCGTTCAGATTACCAATCGCGCCTCGGGTTGCGATATCGGAATAGGTAGTGCCAGTCCGCACATTGAAGGCAATCGTTGGACCGAACATCGTTGGACCATTTACCGCACTGATGCTGTAGAGATCAATAAAACCGTCATTGACCCCGCCCGTGTTAAACATCGCATCACCGGCATACCAAGTATTAGCACCGGATCCATCGAGATTACGTGTGACCGAATAGGTGTAAGGTCCAACACCGCTCGGACCACTCGTAACAGCCATGAACTCAACTTTGCCGTCCGCCTCCATATAGACGCGGTCACCACTTGCCATCTGGTTGTGCTTGACCTCAATGCTGGTCGCGACGTTCGTCAAGTCACTGGTAAGCGTGGTTGTCGGTCCAACTAGAATACGACCACCGATGGTGGCGATCGTATTCTGTGCCACAAGCGTTTCCACCCACAGCTCTGCTGCATGAAGAGTCAGATATTTATTCGTTAGTGCTCCAATATTCTTCGTGTATCCTGTATTGGGCAAGATGTCGTTGCCAGTGGGAGCCAGCACGAGATCACCTATCGGATTAAAGGTCAAATTCGCCGCACCGCCAATACTTGTCAGACTTGGACTAGCACTGTAAGCAGGAGGAGCACCTATCCCGTTCGAGGCAAGAACCTGACCTGCTGCTACGGCGGCAATTCGAGAAGTGACTACAGCACTAGTCGCTGCAATCAAATCTCCCGCTGCTGCACTACTTGGCATACGAACAACAGCCGTCCAAGTAGATACGCCAGTTTTCACGTAAATCGTATAAGGACTGTCCTTCTGGTGATAGACATCACACTCGGCACCTAACGACGTAGAAGGCACTCCGTTACCAGCATGAAGAGTGCAGGTTACGCCAGAAGTTCCAAGATAAAGACGAAGAGCATCCTGTTCGTTTTGTGCATATGCCGGAGATGCAAACAACACAAATAGTAGAGTCAAAAGAAGTTTGATCATACACTCTCCAACGTGCCAATTCCGTAAACACCTTCATTTGCTGCGCTAGCAACAATTTCGAGATGATAAGTGACGCCTCCAGTAATGGTTACTGGAAAAGTCGTAGGTGTTGCAGTCTGTGATGTGATCGGACTAGAAGTGCCAACTGCTGAACCACCTACTGCAAGAAGACGAGCTGTGCAGCTAATCCCAGAATTCCGTGCCCACAAATCCACTCTTACTTGTCCGCTGAAAGACGATAGAGCAGTAAAAGGAATATAATTAGGAACAGGCTTATAAGCAGGTCCAGAAGAAACAACAGATTCACTCCTCGAACCGCCAAGAACAATTCCAGAAAGAACTGAGGTGATACTGCCCGGATTGATGCCGGTGGTGAATGTGGCAATCGGTGGAACACCGTTCAAACTACGGAAATAGTCCAAACGCCCCGACTGAAATACTCCAGTAGCTGCTTCGATCGTGTGCTTCCAAAAACCGTCTGAAACCAGTGTAATTCTTACTGATACGATAAGTGCGGTGACACTACCAGTCCCTCTTACAGTGGAATTGATAGAAAGAGCTTGTCCGGGGCGGAAACCGAATGTGGGGGTTTCAATTTGGAATTTCTTAGGTTGCTGGTAATAACGTGCCAGCAGACTAGCGATCATATCATTTGCTGAAGATACCGTGGTAACTTCAGGTGCATCAATCTTAATTTCAATCGGCGGAGTAACACCGGCGTCAGCCGTAACAATGAAAGGATACTGTCCGGTATAGTTTACAACGAGAACATCACCGACATTCGGAATGAAAGAACCTGCCGATACACGGTGTAAAGACCAATCCCAGATCAACTCACTACCAGAACCACCAATTGATCGAGGAGTCCCGTTTACTGTCGCACTCACACCCGTAGTAGGTAAGGAGGGCACATCGGTTGTGACGTATCCAGTAGAGATATCACCAGAAGACAATGTCCAGGTCTGTGACAATTCGGCTGTGCCGTTTCCACCACAAACCATGATAACACGAGTTGCGTATTCTTGACTGTCCTCGGCCCAATCTATAAGTTGAACATGGGAATTGGCATCAGTAATCGTGTAAGGAGCTGCCGGGGCTGTCGAGGACAGAATAGCTTCAAAAACTTTAGCTGGAGTGATGCTCCAACTATAACCTCCAAGATACGTGGTTACATCACGAAGAGCTTCATCAATTGTTTTGTATGTCCACGTATAGCCAGTAGCATCAATAGATGGACCCGTTGCTTGTGTGCCAGACAGAGTAATTCCATAGTCTGACAGATAATTATTAACCAATTCTTGAAGAACTTGAATCAGTGAAACCACACCTGTAAAAGTGTGAGACACTGTGCGCCAAGACAGATAAATGGACCAATCTACACATTCGATCTGCATCTTTGTGAGAAGACCAATACCCTTTGTCCTACGAGAGTAAATGATTCCTCCAAAGATTGGAGTTGTTCCGTCAGTATCATAAATGATCACTTCAGAACGCATGTCAGGGAAATAGCCAGAAATAGTAGTGAACGTGGCCGTTCCACGTTCATTCCGTTCCATACTAATATCCACACCAGCTTTCTGATCGATACTAGTAGTTCTGTCAACTCCTGCAATCGTGATCTTCCAGGCCACTATCTTCCGCCTCGAACGGAGAGACGACCATTCAGATTATCAACCACTACATCGGTCACCTTTCGACCATCAAGATTGAGTGCCACGGTGATGCTGCTTCGAGTGGATACTCCGGAGGAACCAGGAACGAAACTCAGTCCTGATACGGAACTTGTCGGTGTTCCCGGAGAATAGAGACCACCGTCTTCGCCAGGAACAGGTCGAATTGGAATATCCGTAAAGTCGTTAGCAGCATCGCCAGCACGATCAAACAGTCCAGGGATTTCACGCAGACCGTCGAGGAATTCATCCAACTTACGGATCAATTTTTCGAAATCAGTTTCCAGCTTCGCACCAAAGGTCAGATTACTGACATCAGTGATGGCCTCACCGTTTGCATCGAGAAGAAGCCCAGCACGAGCCAACTCCTCGATCCACGGTTTCATGTTCTCCGGGATGGTGGTGCCAAATTGGATGGAGTCTTGAACAACCTGACTAATCTGTTTTGCCATCCCGGACAAAACAGTGCCAACGTCGGTTCCGCCCCGTGTTAGAAGATCAAAGTCATTGATGATCTGTGCCGCAGTGGCGTTGATCTTACTTTGCTGGAAGCCCTTTCCAAGAGCACCTTCGGCGATGCCGTAACGATCGGCCGCCTCTTTCATCTTCTTCCAGTCGACTTCACCTTCCCACAGTAGTGCATGGAATTTCTTAGCAGTGTCTTCGGTGAGCAAACCAAGTTCGCTCATCTGAAGAATCGAATTCTGGATACTCATCGGAAGACCAATTCCAAGTTCATTGGCTTCATCGAGGAGTGTGCTTAGTTCGTCGTTAACTTCGGTGAGACGTTCCTCAAAGATTTTCATCTGCTCATTGAGCAGCTTCAGTTCCCATTCTTCATCAATATCGAAATTGACAGCGACACCCATTGCCGTCGCAGCAGCTTCAATGTCTTTGATGGCAGGATACATGTTCTTGAATTTTGCAGTAGAATCCGTAATCTCCTTCTTGAGTTTTGCCGCTGCTTCCGCAGCAGCCTTGGATCCACGAACCCAACCCACAAGACCACCTACAACTGCACCAATCGCATGACCCCATCCAGGAAGAATGGATCCACCGATCTGTGCGCCAGTGGCCGCACCACTCATGGTTCTCTGGAAGGTTGTGCCTGATCCAGTCGCTTGCATGAAAGCAGCACCAGCAGCGATAGCTCCTTGTGCAATATTGAGAAGACCCGCCACGACGTCCTTGCTTTCTCCACTCATTTGGGAGAAACCCTTAGACATCTGATCAGTGCCCTTAATAGTCAGATCAATACTGGCGAGAACTTCCGCAATTCCACCGATAATTCCTGCAAAGCTCCCTTCTCCGGAAACACTCTTTAGACGACGCAAAGCACCAACAATATCGGTAAGACCTTCCTTTACGTCCTTGATTGCTTTGGTATGTCGTGCTGCTGCAATGATTGCAGCTTCCTGTGTGACATTGCCGGATTTGAGTGAACCTGCAAGCAACCCATTCTGCCGAACCCACGCAGCGGTCTCTTGCGATGCTCCTCTCAGATATTCGGCAGTATGAACAAGAACGTTTCCATTCTTTTCCAAACCTCGATAGAAATTCAATTGTGCTAATCCAGCAGATTCAATCCCTTTGGCAAAACCTCCAAGATTATCAGCAGAATTGAAATACTTGATACTGGACAGGAATTTAGTTTGTGTCTTATCGGCTGCCGTATTGGCTTTAGTTTGATCCTTCAACACATTAGTGTATCGTGAAACAACATCAGCCGATACGGAAATCTTGTCACCAATTTCCTGGGCGTTCTTTCCGAGCTCCAGCCCATAACGAATTTCTTCCTTCTGTGCTGCCGTCAACTTTCTAACTTCCGCTTCCAGAGCGGCCAGTTCAGCTTTGTAGGTTGTCGGAATTGCAGGAAGTGCCGGAGCATATCCGCCAGCACGTCCTTGAGGTCTTGCAGTATTTGTATGAGACGCCATCATCGGAAGATCTTTTGGCGTCAATGCAATTTGCTTGTTGAAATCTGCCTGTGCTTGTGCTGCATTCGTCGCAGCCACGGCCGCAGCAGCTTCAGAAGCCGTTAGACGTTCGATCCCTGCAATAAATCGATACAGATAGGCCACTGCATTATGGGAAGAAAGCGCCCATTCTGCAATAGCATTCTTAACGATATCGGAGTTCCCAATCTTCCAAGCTGCCCAGATAGCAGCAATTGCTGCGGCGAGTGCGACGAATGCAGCCGTAGCAGGCCATGCCGTCATACCCAAAAAGCTAACGAGAGAACTAGCCTTGGCAGCATTTGTGAGCAGAATAAAACCACGACTCAAGTTGCCAATAGAGACCAACATCATGCCCGCACCTGTAAGGAACGGACCGATGGCGGCGATGAGAAGCCAGAAGGCAATCGAGGCGAGTTTGACGGGTTCAGGAAGCCCCTGAAAAACTCGAATCATCTCGATAATCGTGGGAAGAATATAATTCTTCGCGATTCCCAACAAATCCTTCAGAATGGGAATCAGATCCTTCGAAATTTCTACAGCCGCGACCTGCGCCGCTGCGACAAGTTGACCCCATGTAAATTGGAAGGTTTCTCCAGCAATCGTAAAGACTTGTGCGGCTTCTCCTTGTGAATCAGTAACTTCTTTGAGAATACGATCATACTCGGCGGCCTGTTCACCAGTGGCTCCGAGAATATTCTTCAAAGCCTCGATTCGACCGACCACGTCGAACAGTCGGCCGTCAGCCAGACCAAAACTGTCCATCAGGAACTGAAGAGTCTGTCGAAGACCGACATCCTTCAACATTTCCTTCAACTTAGCATACGACATCTTGGTGCCGTCTACCTTGTTGATTAGAGTGCCGAGAGCTTCTTCACCTCGTTTGGTTTCTCGAGTAAGTGCGGCGAATACTGAGTTCAGCTGAGTGACAGCTTCGGCGGTCGGCACACCCAGTCGCGTGATGACGGCGATGTTAGCTGCGACTTCCTGGAAACTAACTCCGAGCTTAGCCGCAAACGGAACCACACTCGAGAGGACAGGTGCCAAGTCCTTAGCTTCAGCACCACCAGCACGGATCGAAGCAACCATGATGTCTGCAGCTTTCGCAGCATCAATATTTTCTTTTCCGTAGGAATTAACTACAGTAGTAAGAGCCTTAGCGACATCCTGTGTCTCACCCAGACCACCGGCGGCGAGTTTAGCTGACTCACGAAGAATGTTAAGAGCTTCGGTTGTATCCGTTGTTGTCGACGAAACTGAATACAGTGCATTCGCAAGCGCAACAGGCCCAACTCCGACAGCCGGAGCCATGTCGAGGATGGCTTGTTTGACTCTGGGAAGATCTTCCGCAGTGACGTTGGCAAGAGATACGAGTCGAGACGTAATAGTCTCAAAATCTCCGCCAAGTTTGATGGATGCAGCGGCTGCGCCTAGAATAGGAACAGTAAATGCTGCTGTCGCGATGATCCCGGCCTCTCGCATACCGCGACCGAGAAGCACGAGTTTATAACTGGAATGATCGGCCGCACCGCCAAGACCGCCACCACCTCCACCACCGCCACCAGTTCCGCCACCGCCGCCTCCAATCGCATTGGTGGCAGCAGTGACGGCAGGGGTGAGTTGATTAGCGGCCTGTGTGGCTCCCTGAACTGCCGGAGTAAAATTACCTGAGACAGCACGACTGGCGTTAGACGCTTGTGCTCCCAGAGCCGCAAATACTTGATTTGCAACTGGCGTCGCTTCATCTCTGAAGCGAAGAACCGTAATCAAATCCCCGACGTTTATGATCATTTTCTTTTCGCTTCTATCTTTTCTCTAGCGATATCGAATACGTTTTCCTGAACCTTCTCAATGAGTGGCCCCGAAGGCCGTTTACTTAGATCAGATTCTTTGAGTCCTTCTTCGTATTCGGTTTTCGCTTTTGCGTAGTTGCGAAGTTCAATGATCTTGAAGAGCAAGCCGTCTACATCGTTTTCGATCTCCTCGAGTGCGATGGAAGGAACGCAGCGGAATTCTTCACAAACTCGGCTAACGATCCATTCGTAAGGAACTTGCACCTCCCCCGGTTCATCGAGGAAGAGATGAAAGTTCCTTAGACGTTTTTTGTTTCTTCCTTCGTTTCCTTGCGGCTGAAGTTGAAGATTTCATCCGCCAGAAACTTGGCAGTCGGCTCATCGAGATCGTCAGTGCCTCCGGGGAGAAGCGATTCGTAAGTCCACGAAACGATACCCTCCTGAAGCAGAACATCACGATCGTAGTTGGAAACATCGGCCTCCTGCATGTCCTGCAGCTTCTTGACCTTGTCTCCATCGACATCACGCAGCGCCTTCATGAGCTCTCCGCCCATCTCGCGCATGAAGCCGACGCCTTCACTCTGCCGTGCCTTGGCAGCAATCTTGAGTTGCTTGTGGCTCAGCTTACGGATGACTGCAGTGTGCTCTTCGTTGGGGATCTGAACCGTCTTTGTGATGTTGAGAACCAAACCCATGACTAACCTCCTCGGTTGTAAACGGCCACCTACAGGCCATTGCGAAAGTAGGTGGTAGCAGTAGCCGCACCTAGTAGTCAAATGCGGTTACAAGGGCTGGTAGGTGGGTCAAAACGGCAGTATACGTGCCGTGTTTGGCCCACCATACCAATTAGGTCCACACGCCGGTGGACTTCTGCCGCACGAGAGCCTGATACTTGGTCAGGCCGTTGTTTTCCAACTGCACCTCGTATTTGACGAGATGAACAGTGATGGTGAAGGTCTTGCCAGTGGCAGCAACGATTGCCAAAACACGACCAACACTCGCCGGGGAGATGTCAGCAGCTTCAACCTGAAACACCACATGCGGACCAACCGTTGCAGTGTCGTCGAAGAAGCCACTGATAGGAATATCAGCCGTCTTCGTGATTCCAATCGGAGTGTGCTCTTCACTGGTCACACCGAAAGGATTGGTCTGCTCGGTGATTGACTCCACTCCGATGCCACCAATCGAGGTGACATAAGGGGTAATGACTCGCGGAGTGCCTCCGGGGGCATCGTCGATCGTAATGACTACTTCTGACGGAGAGTGTTTCGCCATGTAACTGACCTCCTGTTAATTGCGACAGAATCCGGAGAATGCCGTGATGCTGCCGGACCCCGTAACGTCTCCGTTCGAAGAGAGATAACGGTCGACCGTCGTGCCTGCTGCTACCGTCTGACGAACTGCACCGATTGCAGTAAATGTTGGAAAGGTCACAAGTGCTGCATACGTAATGTCATCAGCACTGTGCATGATCTTCAAAATACCCTGTGAGAAACCTGAGTAGGCTGTCACTTGAGCGTAACCACTACCACCGTTCACCGTGCTGGCACGAGTGATAGTTCCGCCAGTTCCAGCCACCGTAACGTTCACGGGAACGGTAAAAGTGGTTGGTCCGGTAACTGTAACCACCCGAGATCCATTGATTGCTGGACTGGAAGTAGCTACTCCTGCGATGATTACCACTTGTCCTGTAGTCAAACCGTGAGCAACAGGCGTAGTGACAACCGTAGGATTGGCGATGGAGTTCGAAGTGATCGGAATTACACGATTGCCAAAATAGGTGGAATAATCCACCGGAGTATCGGCAGCGTTGGCACCACCAGTCTTCGTATCCCAGTCGGCCGTGAAGGTAGCATGGTCCTGCACAATCTGACCCTGCTCTGCTTCACCGCTTACCAGATACGTGACATTGGCTTTCGTCAGACCATCACGTTCGTCCTGAACTTCGTATTTCTGGTTGTAAGCACCCTGGAAGCCCATGAACATCTTACCCGGAAGATTTCCATGGACAGCAGCACAAACAACCCGAGATACTCCCGTCAGTGTTGCGAGATTGCCATGGAGTTGATCCGTGACGGTGTCAAAAAATCCACCGGCAGCATTCAACATCCCTTTGATGATTCCAATCGGTGTGTGGGATTCACCCTCTACACCGAAAGGATTGGTTTGTTCAGTGATCGACTCTTTCCCCATTGACACACTCTCGTTGAGTGAGGCAGCGAGATTGTAGCCGTCGACGAGGAGAACCGAGAAAGACCCGGAACCGTATTTCACGCTTCATCTCCTTCCGAGGTCACTTTGCTTTTGACGGTCACCCATCCACGACTGATGTAGAGACTAAGAGCAGGTTCCGGCATGTCAGAACAGTCCTGTCCGACAGTGACGGTCTTGAACTTCACAGTTCGTTTCTGCTCCGGTGTCAATTGCTTAACACCGCCAGCATCCTTGATCGTCCGCAGGCTGATAGGATCAGCCGGATAAGTATATTCTCCGACGACTACGGTGTAATGCTTGGGCATATCTGTCCTTTGAATTCGTAACCGCAGAGACATACCATCCACACTTGGCCGAAACCGCCGGATGGAACACGTTTATCAGCTGAACGACCACAAGACGGACAAGGTGCGTATTTCTCGGACTGCACCGGCTTCCCGTCGGGGCCAACAAGCTGTTGATTACTCATGATGCATTCTTTGTCAAATAGTAATTACATTTGACTTCGTAGCGGTTATTCGGATCTTTACCGGTCGAAAATGGGGGCTGTGCAGGCACAATCATATCATACACAGTTGATGTCCCCGAAAGAGTTCCGGGCTGCGCCGCAGCGAGTGCGAAATACGCAATGCGTGCCCGTGTCATCGGTGTTTCATAGTCGTGAGGTTCCCCACGAAATACAATCTGAATACTCGGACGTTCCTGGTAAACCCCTTGAACACCAAACTGCCCAATAGGGGAAAGACCACCGTATTCATAGATCACACCGAGTGCGTTAGGAGTCGCATCCATGTTACCGACGCGAATCGTTCCGAGGGAACCAATCCCGTCAAGAAACGTCTTCACTTCAACACCCGGTGAACTCATTTCACCTTCTCAGCGATGATCGGTCCAATATTCTTTTCCATTTCTTGGACGGCCTTTTCGAGGAACTTTGCTTCTCCTCCGTGAATATGCCGAGCTTCAAGATCTTCATGAACCTTGATAGCATAAAGAACTGACTGATCACCATAACTGACTACTACGTAATAGTCAGTTTTCGAATCGGCGTAGAAACTAACACGTCCGGAGTCCCTAAGACGACCGGTAAGAACCGGAACTTTGGTATTGGAGAGTTCCAGAATCTTTTCACCAGCCGCCATCAGACCGTCTCGTCCCTTTTCCACAATACGGTCAAGACGACCTAATACAGTTCGTTTCAACTCTGGAATTCCTTCAACTTCCAGAGTAAGTTGACTAGCCAAGAACCACCTCCAGCATATAAGGTGAATTTGGCTGTGTCGTTTCCAAACCTTCAACACTTTTGATAGGACCGGTATAGCCGTTAGACAATACGATCTTATCTCGAGTATCGATAGGCTCAATTCGTCCAACAGCCCCATGAGGAGCAAGAGGACGAGGAATAGTCACTCGAGCACGTTGGACAATTTCTTGCCCGGAAGAGTCACGAAATGACCGCTGAACCATCTCGACAATTGCCATGATAGTAATTGGGTCATCGAACTCCGCATTCCCGTAAGTATCGTCTTCCCCGATCCAAGCGTAGAACTGTATTGGAACCTGCAAGTCTGCAGTCAGCCGATCGGCTAACGCGACCATTTTGGTTACAGTCTTCGCCTTGTTTGCCATGACTATTCGTCTACGACTACCGAAACATCGCAGACACCATTTGCAGCCAGATTCCAAAGAATCAAACTACCACCAGCAGGAATACTGATACCACTTGAGAATTCCCAAGTGATGGTGGAGCCGATAACAGCCGGAAAACTGATCCGTCGGTAGAAAGCTGTCGGAATAGTCGGAGGAGTTCCCCATGCGACTGCCGTCATCGTGCGGAGTTCGAGGGGATCTCCGCCATGCTCGTGAAGAAGACGAACGGGTGTAGTCGGAGTGACGCCAATTGCCGCCGGTCGTCCAAGACCAAGAGTCGTTGCAGTTGCAGCAGCCAGAGAAATCGTCATCTGTCGCAAGAACACCCCGTATCCGTTGGCAGGAGCAATCAGTTCAAAAGCCGCTGAACCTGAACTGACGGTAATGGTGCGAACACCGAGAAGTCCTCGTTGCATATTAAGCCCTCAGAAGATCCCGATTGGAAGAAGCCATACCGGAAATCTCGGAATACCACGAAGGAACCAGCAAACTCCAAACGGCTGAAGTTAGCACACCAGAACCGATGGAGCCATAGTCCCGGAATTTCATGGTAATCGGGCCGGCTCGGAGATGTGTAAGTGCGTTAGTGTCGATATCGCTTTCGGAAGTTCGATCGTCCAGAATGAGAAGACGTGCAAGCTCAAACTGTGCGTGCTTGAGTTCCTCCGGGATCACAGTCTCGGAGATGTATATAAAATCATTGCGCTCATACATTCCAGTTCGCGGCCACGGCAACCGTTGTGAAGTGGTTGCATAGAAGCCGGTCCACTGAATGAGTGCTGTCATCTGCTGTGCTGCCATGATCAGAGCGGGCAGCTTCGTTTCTTCATTATAGGTGCCGCCGGTAAAGGATTTCGAGGCAGTTACTGGGATTCGAATAGCACCTGAACCACTAGCTTCGGCTGAAACACCTACCAAAGCATCAATTGCGGCAGCGACGAGTAAGGCAGTATTCTTTGCTGAATCGGCTGCACCCGCACCATCGGTTCCGAGGGTGACAGTAATTGCATCACCTACGATTGCTGCCGACATGGCGACGTTATTGCCAGAACCGAGAACGGCTTCGATTGTGAAATCGTTCCCTTCAGTTCCTTCGTTTTCTGCCGTAACTGTCACGGTGCCGTTAGTCCCTGACCCCAAGGTTGCAGATGCAGCAACATTGGAGGGCCACGGATTATCGGCATGAAGAACAGTATCGAAATACGCGTCTGCCTCTGCCCGAGTGCCAAATGAATTGGCATTCGTTGCTCCCACGGTGGCGATAAGAGTAGGCAGGGCCATTGGCGTATCCTATTTCGGGTGGGATTACTCCCACCCGAATTAGAAATTAGGCAACCGGGTCCGCAACGAACTCGAGGATGACATCCACGTGCGTAGCGGTCGCCGCAGTGGAACCAACCTTGCCGACGGTCACGGCCGTGTTGGCATCCAGTGCCGTAAAGGAAGCACCATCGGCCAGAATGACCGCATTGGTAGCTCCGGCACGAACCAGAGCACTCTGCGTCAATGCAGCAACCGCCACGGCCAGGAGCTGAACAGCAGAACCACTACGGGTTCCGATGATGTTCACCGAATTGGCAGTCGCAACAGCACCACCCACAGCGATCAGAGCAGCATCAACCAGACGCCACTTGACGCCCGGCAGTGCCGGCAGAAGAGTGAATCCGGCGTTGATCTGGGCCAGCGTCACACGAGTGCGCTGCTTCTTGACCACACCGAACTCTACGAACGTGCCATTGATGGGACGGGACTTGGGACCACCGGAACCGGTGGGATACATGCGGGAATCGGTCGACATTGGAACCTCTTTTGTTTTGAAGGAGGGGACTAGGCCCCCTCCTCCACCTGATTATCAGGAACGAACCAGCGATTACTCGCCGGCGATGACTGCGCCGAACTGCGGACGAGGCGCTCCGACACCACAGAGGATGTCATAGCTCCAGCGAGTCCGCTTGTGCTGCCGAGTGACCTCCAGGCGGAGTGCCAGACCCGAAACCGGATCGACCGCCGACTGGTAGACACCCAGACCCATCGGATCGGCACCCTCGAACGGGCGCGAAGCGAGAGCCAGTGCATCACGATGGAACAGGAAGTTCTGACGGTGGGAAGCCTTCACGGTCACCGTTTCGCCCGAGGATTTGGCAGTCACGAGCGGCGGGTAAACCACGATGGCGGTGGTCGGCGCAGTGCCGGTCGGAGCACTGACCACATAAGTGGTCTCGTCAGCGCCCGAGAAGGTGATCTTGTCACCAGCCAGAATCGAACCCGTGCCACCAGTCAGGTTGACCGTGGTAGCACCGGCTGCGTTCGTGCCGGTCGTGGTTCCCGCATTGGTCCAGGAACCGGCGGTGTGGCGCGTCAGATTCTGGTCCATGAACCAGAATGCGCCGAGCTTCTCACCGATCTCACCCTTGATGATACCGGACGTATCACCTCGGTAGCTGGCATCCTGGAACGCCCGCAGACCCATTGCGTTGGCCTTGGCTCGCGAGCTGATGGCCACGAAGCGATTGTCCGGCGGAGCCAGATAATCGTTCAGCTGCTGGTCAGCCGAGAGGAACTCGGACAGATCGTTGGCAAACGGGGTCGTGCCGGCGACACCGGCATAGCTGGGGAACGAAGCCTCTGCCTTTGCAATCAGCAGAGTGTCCACCTTGTTGGCAAGGGACTTGATGGCCTCGGAAGCTTGCATCGGGATGGTCCCGTTCATGGCCTCGAGCATGTCCTTGTCCGTTAGGAAGAACGGAGCCTCCCACCACTGGTCCAGCAGAATGCTGGTCTTCGTCGGCACGAATCCGGCATCATCCGGCGGAACGTAAGAAGGAGTGACAGCCTGCGCGGTGATGGCCGAAGGAATCGGCACATCAATCGAGGAGCCCTTCTCACCAGCAAGGGTTTCGAAGCCTCGGTTGACGTAACGGGGGAGGATAGCCATCTGACGCAGAGCAAGCATGCCCTGCGCCAGAAGCTTCGGAATGACTTCGGTGAGAGTGTTCGAATTTGCCACAGTTGAGACCCTCCAGAAAATGGTTTGAGGGCCTCAGGCCATCGCCTCGAACTCCTCGGGAGTTCTACGCAATCGTAGGAATTTGCGCCCACGCTCGCAGTTGACGTCTACTGCTGAACGATCGTTTCGCCCTTTGCGATGCTTTCCAGATTGCGCCCGAACTCGAGCGGATCACTAGAAATGACCTTGCGCTGCCCCTGGAATCCGTTGGTCGGACCTCCGTTACCGGCTCCGCCACCCTTCGACTGCTTGAACAGGAAAGGAGCTTCGTCGTGAAGTTCCGTAGCCCACTCCTCCATCGAGAGTTCGTCAGCAGGCTTGGTCTTCGAGAAGATCGGCTGATCACCCTTGCGAGGGGCCGGACGACCGTCGACCAGCTTGAACACCTGCATCCCGCGATTGATGTAATCCGGGAGAGCACGTTCGTCGACGCCCACCTTCATGCCGACTTCACGAAGAGCATTCTCGAGCCCCGTCCGTGCCAGAGCTTCCTGAGCGGCCTTCTCCGACTGTTCGCGCTGCGTGAGCTTCTCTTCGAGAGGAGTGACTGCGGCCTTGACTGCAGCCTTGACAAGATCAGCCACGCTGCTCTTGTCCTTGACGCCTGCGTTCTCGAGTTCAGTCACCTTGGTCTTCAGTGTCTGATACTCGGCGACGTCCACACCCTCGAACGTCTTGAGCTTGTTGTCCAGCTCGGTGATCTTGGAGTTGAGAGCACGATTGTTGTCACGGAATTCCGTGAGCTTGGCGTTGCTCTCGACGAGGGGCAGATATTCACCCTCACCCTTCAGATAGAACTTACCGTTCTTCGCCTCGTATTCGCTACGAAACGCTTCCGGGACTTCTTCCAGTGAATTGATCACAAACTTCATAACTACCTCTACAGTGTAGCACAGCCTTATACGGGTAGCAAGGACTATTTTGTGTGAATAACCCTTGCACGTTTACGCGTCGCGATTACCTCTCCTCGTGGTCAGCTCTGTGGGACAACCTTGGGCTTGGTCTTCGGCTTAGGAAGACTCGGCGGCTGGTTGTCCTTGCCCGGAGTTGCAAGTCTTTCATCGGGACCGAGCTTAGCAGCTGTCGCCAACGGTGCGACACCCACCATTTCCGGCTGATCCTCGATATCCTGCAACTCTTCATCGGAATCGATACCTTCACGCATCCAGCCTGCGTTGGACAGACGCATGTAAAAGGTCTTGTAAGAAATAGAGTTGGACTGAAGTGCCAACAGAAGAGCTCGGAGCTCGTCTGCGGTAATTGTCTGATCGTAGAAGATCTTGTTCAGTTCAATCTTGGACTTGATCTGTGTAACTAGTGTTTCAGTCCCGACCCACCATTCATGGACTTTGAGTGCCCATGAGATCTGCTGTTCTACAATCTGTGCCAGTGTTCGCAGAGTAGCATAGTCACCAGCATGGCGCATACTGACAGCCGTGGCCGTCTCAGTATATCGAGGGGCTTCCTCAAGAAGACGGGCTCCTAGAGTCGCCATGATTCTCTGCATGTCCTGCAGATCAGTTCGAATAGCGGCGAGGCCTTTACCGGTGAACTCCACCATTCCGGCAGAACCATCCTTCTCGAGCACCCATGCCGTTCCGCTACCGATGGTGAGTGGCTTACTTCCGTCACCAACAGCTCCGGACACCCACGGTGTCGGCAGAGCCGTGAAATGAAGACCGTGCTTGAGATCAGCTGACCCTCGATAATGGCTCAGATTGACATCTACGAGATCGAGGATAGGAGGAGATGTGACTGCCCACGGCAGAGCGAAAGGAATGAAGTTGAGCGGAACACCGCGACGCAGCGGTGTCAGAATTTCCCCCGGCACATATGTCTTATTCCCCGACATATCCCCCGGAGCCACCTTGTCCTCAGTGTAGATCTGCTGTGTGTAGACCCCTTCATCACTAAGACGCAACACACGATACTGAATGACAGGTTTGGCCGCAAATTCGTCATTTGGGTCCAGTTCCTGAATCTCTTCACGCAGAACTACAAGATTCAGTTCCTGGTCCCCGCCCATGCGCTTGAAGCGCCAGTTGACGATATCTTCGGCCTGATAGCCGACCCAATAGGGACGTTTTTCGACCGCTTCGTCACTCGCCATGTCAACCAGAATACCATAACGCCCGGTGATGAGGTATTCCTTCGTGACTTTGAGTGCGAACATATCGAGAGGTTCACCTGTGAGGGTGATGTCCTTGACATGTTCTTGAATCTTGGAAGCCGTCTCGATAGAAGGTGCCTTTTGAAAGATACCTCCAGCAAGACCGTCTACTGTGCGTCCTGTAGCATTGTAGAACAGAGCGCGCTGTTTGTAAGCGGCATACTTGTCTGGCTTGTCTTTATGACTGTCCAGCAAAGGCAGATATCGGGAACCTGCGTTCTTGACAGCGTCACTCCCCGAGACACAGTCACGGCATCGGCGCCATTTCGGCGCGAGGGTTTCGTAGCTCTGGTGCTGTGTCACGACTCCAGCCATTATTAGGTTCCTTTGTAGTAGAGACGAATCCGTCCACGAAGAATTATGGTCTTGATTGAACCCTTCTCTCGATCAATCAAGAATTCTCCGGTAGAAGATCGTGCGAAACAGAAAGCCATACGTCGACGACCGTCTACCTTGAAACAATCATGTATCGAGATCTTCTTCCCATTCACCGTCATGCCTTTGAGATGTCGTATCTTCTTATAATTTCGTCTACGTTGTGCGTTTAGAACCATGTAGCTCCTCAGCTATGTCTTCTGCACGTAGTTTCAATATATCCTCACGAGGGTCTCGTGCGAATGCTTTCCCCAAGACAATCAAAGTGAAGTGATCAGAACCCTGAATGATAACGAATCTGCCACAGCGGGACCGGAGAATATCACCCAATCCGTCTCGATGCGGACTCCAAAGAACTCTCATCTTATCCCCATTGAATTTCAATCTCAGATGCTGTCTTAACTAGTCGTTTCGGTGCCGCAGCCAACATAAGTGATTCTGCCCGGTTCGGACTGGCAATCGTCTTCCCGGAAGAATCCTTCTGTTTGTCTGCGATTTTGATCTTGCCGTTGGAGCGGCGCTCATATCGTATCGAGAGGAGTTCGGCAGCGAGGTCGTCGTCATTAGGATCGATGTCAACCAATCCACGTTCGAATAACTCCCTCAGATACCAATAGAGCTCTGCCTTCAGATTGAAAAACCGCTCATCCGACTCTTGATCATCTTCCGACGCACCTTCACCAACATTGATGCCGATGAATGGTTTACGAAGTTCCTGCCCACGGTTGACAACACCCCACCCGATACCGATCTTGTCGATCTTAACACATGACGCCCCGGTGACACGGAGGTCTTCGATGATCTTGCCGCACTGAGACATGGTATCGGGATCAGTATCAGATCGGATGATCCGGAACACAAACCCTCGTCGATGACAGATAGATGTGTTGTCTCCACCAGCACCGATATCGGCTCCAAGTTCATTCGGGCCATCCTTTATAGTCGAGGAGAGATCTCGAAACTGAGCTGCCTTCAACCATGAAATAGGAATGAGCCCATTGGCCTCTGTCTTCTCAGGGAAAATTCCTAGGATCTTCGACTTCCACATCGGGTTAGAATGTGGATCGGTAGCCTCGTCAACACCTTCCGGCGGAACACACCGTGTCCCTTCCGGATTCCAGCTCCAGTGCGGTGCCCACTTCTTCCGTTTCTCCTCGACATACACCTTGCCGATGAGCTGTTTCAGCACGATTTGGGGCATCGGTTCCCCGGTGAAGTTAGGGGAATCGAAAGCACAGATTCTGACGACGTTCCACCCTGATCCGGGCTTCGAGGCTTCAAAGAATTCCCCGGTCGGGTCATCCGGATTCCCGATCATGCAAATCTTGGAATCATCATTCGCAATCAGCGATTCCGCCGCTTCATGAAGAGGCCCTCGAACACCGTTAGCCTCATCGATGAGCATGAGCACTCGAGGAGCGTGAATCCCCTGAAAAGCGGCCGGGTCATAATCGTCCGGCTTACGTCCGAAAGCAACGAGTTCTTCTTTCCCGTTGACCTTCATATACCATTCAGTCTGGTTGACTCGGCCGTCTAGCTTCCCCTTCGTGAAAGCTCGACCGATTTCCTTCCAGAGAATGGCTTTGATCTGAGGATTGGTGGGCGCAGTCGTGACTACGAAACTAGTTCCAGCAGGCCAAGCATCGAGCCACCAGGATGCAATCCGGCCAGCCAGCCAAGACTTTCCAACTTCGTGGCAGGACGTGACACAGGTGCGACGATGATTGAGCACCGAGAGGAGGATTTCGAGCTGCTTGCTCCAAATGACCTCATTTAGACGTTCAATGATCCATTGTTGCGGATTGTCCTGCCAATCCAGACGGCGCATCTGCGCCTCGATGAGTGCGAGCTCATCTTCTGGATCCAGCTCTTTCGGAGCTATTCTGGCTGGAATCATTGAACTGGTGTCGAGGAAACGTCAATCGCCTGCACTTGTTTCTCACGCAAACGCTTCGCCAACTGACTCGCACGTTCGGCCAGTTGTTCCCTCGTCATCTCGGTGAGATCCAGATGTGTGGTATTGACGTCTACAGTGGACTTCGGTCCGAAACCCGTGCGGTCGAGGATGATCTGAGCAGCCTTGACGGCGGTCTGATGATCCGCACTGTCCATCGCCTCTTCGAGAGCTTCGAAAGCCCTCTCGACCATCTGAAACAAAGTCCGCTGTCCAGCACGCTGTTCGGCCTTCGAGAGGTCTACTACGCGCTTCCGACTACGTTTGACCGGTTCAGGTGAGGGACTGGCTTCGGAACCCGGTGCATGTATGTCGTAGATGCTAGACATATCTGAGAGAACAGGATACCACAATTGGGCTAAGGAAGCAAGGACTATTTGGGGCGAACGTGTGATGAGGATGGAAGGTAAGCGGCTGGTTCCGAATGGTCGGATATAAAATTTGAAAATTTTGAGGAGGCACATGAGACGGAGGGTGCGGGAGGTGGGAAATAATTGGAGGGTTCGGAAAATCGGATATAAAAATATCACATCGGGGTTGGGGGCGAAATCGCGCCGGGCGCCCCCGACTTTGGGGGGGGGGGGGGGGGGGGGGGGGCGCGCCCCTTTTTTCTTCGCAGGAGGGCGCGCGGGGTGCTCAAAAAGTGCCCCCCCAATAAATTAAAAAATATGCGG